CAGTTAGAGAGACTGTTCGCCCATTTACACAGGCAGGCAGAGAAGTAATTACTGGTAATGTCTTACGACAGTTAGCAAATAAACCAGAAACTGCTGTTCGTAGGATGCAAGAGTTCCAACCAGAAATATCTGGATATACACCAACAACAGCACAAGCAAGTAGAGATGTAGGCTTAATCTCAGCAGAAACACCTATTCGTGCATTAGATGTTACAGGCAAGTTTGCTGCACAAGCATCCGAGGCTAACAAAGCAAGAATGGCTATTATTGATAGACTTGCTAAAGACAAAGATGCTATTAATGTTGCTATTTCTAATAGAGAAGCTGCTACTGCGCCAATGAGAGAATCTGCTTTTGCAGCATCTACAACAACACCAGAGCAATTTCAATCTGCTATTACTTTAGTAGTTGATGACACAATTAACAATATATTAAAAACTCCTGCTGGTAAACGAGATACAGTTATATCTGCTGTAGAAGATGCTCGTCAAATGATCCGCAGAGCAAATAATCCTGCTGAACTATACGAGATTCGTAAAGATTTAAGAGCAGCAGAACAGGGTTTATTGGACAGAGCAGACAGAGGCGGTGCTAGTGCTAGTGCATTTAAAGCAGCAAGAAATGAATTAAACCAAGTTATTAAATCTGTAGACGATGTAATTGATTCTGCTGCACCAGGCTACAAGGACTATTTAAGAGTATATGCTCAACGAAGCAAGAACATAGAAAAAGTAGAAGCAGCCCAAGGATTTAGAGGTAAAGTTCTTTCTACAATTCCTGATCCTATTAATGTAGGTCAGTTTATGATTTCTCAACCTAATTTTGTTAGGGCTGTTCGAGCAGCAGCAAAAGAGACAGATATGTCTCAGATGCAAGTAAAGATCCTAGAACGAGTTGGTAGAGATTTAGATTCTGGTGTTCTTAACAGATCAGGCAGAGTGCCAGGATCAGACACATTTAAGAATCTTTCTACAGCCAATGTTATCGGTGGAATCATTGGCAAACAAATGTTTGGAGAAGTACCGGCAGCAATAAACAAGGTGGTATCACCATTTAATTGGCTTTACAATGGTACAGATGACCAAATAAGAGAGTTGCTTGTTGATTCTATGCTAGACCCTAAATTAGCAGCACGATTAATGTCTAAGGCATCTACAACAAACATAGAACCAATTAGTAAAGAATTGCAACGGAAAGCACTAAACCTTGGTTATGGTGCTGCATTTGGAATAACAGAGTAATTAAGGAAAATCATGGCATATACAAAATACTCACTAACCCCTGCTAATAACACAGCAGCACCTCCAGATGGTGCGCCAGAGGGGATGCTTCCATCAGCAGTAAATGATACTATGCGCGATATGATGGCGCAGATCCGAGATGTCGGAGATGGTATTCGAGATGGCACATATACCATGACTGCTGCCAAGATTACAGGTGGGTCTATTACAGGCATTACCGATCTAGCAGTAGCAGATGGTGGTACAGGTGCTTCTACATTAACAGGAATTATTAAGGGTTCTGGCACATCTGCTCTAACCACAGCTACAGCAGGAACAGACTATGTAAAGTCTGATACAGGCACAACATTTACAGCAACCCAAATATTTGCAGGTTCTACAAGTGTCGCTGCGGTTAAAACTACAAATATTAAAGAAGTGTCTACAGTTTCAGCTACAGCAGCCACAGGCACAATTGCCTATGATGTAACCACGCAATCAGTTCTTTATTACACAACAAATGCAAGCGGTAACTTTACAGTCAATTTTAGAGGCTCTAGCGGTACTTCTTTAGATACCCTTATGGCTACAGGAGAGTCTTTATCTGTTACTTTCTTAGTTACAAATGGTGCTACAGCATATTATAATTCTGCTGTACAGGTAGATGGTTCTTCTGTTACTCCTAAATGGCAAGGTGGTACTGCACCAACAAGCGGTAATGCAAGTGCAATAGATGCCTATACCTATGTCATCTTTAAAACAGGAAGCGCAGCGTTTACTGTGCTTGCTTCTGTAACTAAATTCGCATAAGGTAAACAATGCCACGCTTATCTAAAATTGGCTCAGCATCACTAGCAGCGTTTGGATGGACAGGACTTAACCCACCTATCACTTTTACAGTAACAGATTTGTTGGTTGTTGCTGGCGGTGGTGGTGGCGGATCATTTATTGGTGGTGGTGGCGGTGCTGGTGGATATAGAACTTCAACTGCTACTTCTGTAACAACAGGCACAGCTTACACAATAACAGTTGGTGCTGGTGGTGCGATTGGAACTGTTGGCAACAACTCTGTATTTTCTTCCATCACTTCTGATGGTGGTGGTGATGGTGGAGAATATGTAGCAAATGGCGGAAATGGCGGTTCAGGTGGCGGTGGTGGTGGTCAAGATGGCGCTCCTGGAGCTGCGAGGACAGGCGGTACTGCAACAAGTGGGCAAGGTAGCAATGGTGGAACAACTCCACAACAAGCCCTTTATGGAGCATCTGGAGGCGGTGGTCAGAGTGCTGCTGGTTCTGCTTCTTCAAGCGGAGATGGTGCTAATGGCGGTAATGGAACTACAAACTCAATTACTGGATCGTCTGTAGGTTATGCTGGTGGTGGCGGTGGTGGTAATCGCCCTTCTGGAAGTGGTAATGGCGGTGATGGTGGAAGTGGCGGTGGTGGTGATGGTGGTGGTGTTAACCATACATCATCTGCTGGTGATCCTAATACTGGCGGTGGCGGTGGTGGTCATGGGTTTGGAACTTCAGACGGCAAAGCAGGCGGTTCAGGAATAGTTGTTATTAAAATTCCTGATACCCGTAGTGCAACATTTTCTGGCGGTGTAACGCAATCTTCTTCAACTTCTGGTGGCTTTAAGATTTACACCATTACGGCAACTTCTACAACTTCTGAAACAGTAACATTTAGTTAAAGAAAATCAAATGGCACATTTTGCAAAACTTGATGAAAACAATATTGTAATTTTTGTTACAGTAGGTCGTGATGAAGATAACGGCAAGGAAGTAGAACTTTCTGCTCGAACAGGCGATGTTTATAAACAAACTTCATACAATACACATGGCGGTGTTCATACGCTAGGTGGAACTCCATTTCGCAAAAACTATGCAGGACTAGGCTACACCTATGATGCAAGCCGAGATGCTTTTATTCCTCCACAGCCATTTCCATCTTGGACTTTAAATGAAGAAACTTGTCTGTGGAGTTCTCCAGTACCTTATCCTACAGACAATAAGTTTTATTCATGGGATGAAGCTACATTAGCTTGGATTGAAGCTGTATGACAGACTTAATCGACAAGAACGAGGCAGCTTTGTCTGCTCACGAAGCTGTCTGTGCTGAACGCTATACAGGAATCAACGCTAGGCTAAAACGCTTAGAACAGATCCTAATAGGTTCGGCAGCTTTTATTATTGCTATTCTACTTTCTCTTGTTTTGAAATTAAATTAAGCCTATGAACTATGTCCGATCAATTTGGATTTTTAGAGGGTGCAAAGTCATTTAGCGAAAGCGTAAAGACAGGCAAAGAAGCCGGTAAAACTATCGGTTCATCTATCGAGGATGTCCAAAAAGAAGCAGCTTCGGTAGCACAACAAAAAGCATTAGAACGCAGAAGGCAGTTAAAAGAAGCAGAAGTCCTAAAAGAGCAGTATTTCAAACGAGCCATGATCCAATGGCAAAAACAAGAAGATATAAGAATAAAAGAAGAACAGGTCAAGAAAGACTTTGTAAAACATCATGGTCAAAAACGATGGTCAGAAGTAGAAACCATTAAAGCAAAGATTGAAAAACAAGAAAAGGAAATAGAAAATGAATTTAGAAAAGATTTGGCAGAAGTGCGTAGAGTTATGTATATGTGTTATGCACTCGCTGCAATCGTTGCCTGGTATCTTACTTGGGGTCATAAAGGGTAAGAAATGATTACTCTATTCACTACTCTTGTTTCATTCCTTACAGGCGGTTTGCCTAGTCTTTTAGGATTCTTCCAAGACAAATCCGATAAGAAACACGAACTAGAACTTGCAAGACTCCAGACCGAAAGAGAGATGGAGTTGTTAGAAAAAGGTTACGCTGCACAAGCACGAGTAGAAGAAATAAGAACAGAGCAAGTTGCTATGCAAACCCAAGTACAAGAAAGACAATCATTGTACGCACACGATATAGAAATTGGTAAAGGTGCTGCACAATGGGTAACTAACGCTAGGGCGATGGTTAGACCGGCAATCACATATGGTTTATTCCTTATGTTTGCTTTTGTAGAAGTATTTGGATTTTGGTTTGCATATCACAAAGATGTGCCATTCGATGTAGCTCTCAATCTCTTATGGGATGATGAGACTCAGATTATTTGGGCATCCGTTGTTTCCTTTTGGTTCGGTACACAGGCTTTCAAAAAGTGATTGACCACAAAGTAATTGAGATGATAAAACACCATGAGGGGGTCAGAACTACCCCTTATCGGTGTCCAGCTTTACTTTGGACTGTAGGAGTCGGGAGAGTTATCGACCCTAACCATATAAAGGTGAAACTTGAAGAACGAAAAAACTTACCAATCCCAAATGGATGGAACAGAACTTTCTCTATGGAGGAAGTGGACAAACTACTGGCAGAGGATTTGGCGCGGTTTGAAAGCGGAGTTCGAAGATTATGTCCTGGTGGGCTTACTCCTGGTCGGTTTGGCGCACTTGTGTCTTTCGCCTTCAATGTTGGACTCGGTAATCTCCAAAATTCTACCCTTCGGATGAAACACAATCGAGGTGAGTTTGAGGGTGCTGCCGAGGAGTTTTTAAAGTGGAATAAAGCCGGTGGTAAGGAATTAAAAGGACTGACTACTAGACGCAAAGACGAAAGAGCCTTATACCTCTCATAGAATTTTTCCGTACTTAAACAGGGTGTTCTTATCTACTAAGAAAGCCTTTTTGATCTGACTATCCCCCTCCCCTATAAATTCTACATACTGTAGTTTACTCAGGAAGATGCACTTAAATATGTGCTTGACTGGCATGATGACAAACATCTGTCCATCGTAGAAAACCCAGTAATCAGCTTGGGTAGCCATCAATCCTGAGTCTTTCCCATACATCTCTATCTCTACAACGATATTGCCTGTGCGTTGGCTCATTGGGTCAAACTTCACCTCTACAGACTTATCTATCTCTGGTATCCATATATCGTACCCCTTAAAAGCGTTTACAAGGGTCGCACAAGGGTATTTCTTTCGTAGGATAGCTAAGACCCTTTCCTCTATCTCCAAACCCCTCTGTAGGTCGTTTTGGAAGGTCATACAGTATCTAAGCCACCCTGATCGGAAGGGGGGTGGCACTCCTTGAAAGGGTGTGGCATTGCGCCACTAATGCCGATCTCATCGGGGATTACTTAAAAAGCAAAATCATCGTCTTTAATCTTGGGCATCTCATCATCACCCTTGGGAGTAAAGCCTTTGTGTTTCGGATCACCAATTCGACCCGATATGAACTTCCCATTTTTGCCTTCTTTAGTCCAGGCATCAAACCAATGCTCTACTCCGTTAATTTTAATCGATCCCTTAAAATCAGGGTGTTTCTCTGTGAGCTTTTTGTCATTCTTAAATAAACTAAAGCTGCCATCTTTCATCTCATAGGTCATTTCTGCCTCGCTTTTAATTGGTTAAATAGGTCTAAGACCTCGCTTAAAAACTGCTTTACTTCTACTTCCATCGAGTCGATATACTCCTGATCCCTCTCGACTCGTACTACTAACAACTGCAAGTCCTCTGGCACTCTAGGATCGAATGATACAAAGTCGCACCATTTTGCGCCTGTACAAGCCATCTGACATTGCATTTGTGGGATGTATTTACTTGGAGCTTTGTTCTCCAAGACTGTCTCAATATGGTTAGCTGTATTCGGACATTTAATCTCGATTAGCCCTTCCCCTACAATGCCATCAGGAGAGCATCCAAAGCCTTCTATCGTGGGATGGTCTACGAACCCCTCCTCCTTTACAAAAGTGCCTGTATGAGCCTCGTATGCCATCCTAGCAAATGGCTCAGTAGCTACACCATGTTCCATTGCAGCGTTGGTAAACGACTCCCCTACCTTGTTGGTCAATCGCTGAACGACTAACTCCATTTTGTAGTTCTTACGACTTGCCGACTCACCAGTTTTAATCTTGGCTAAGACATCTGCGACCCGACTAGCAGTTACCTTGCCTAATCTGGCAGCAAACCATTCTTCTGTTCTTTGTTCCATACAATCCCTTTCAATGGATTTTTTGATCCGCATGAATCTGCTGTAAGCAGTCATTCAGAAACTTTACCATAATTTGTGAAACTTCTAAAGATAAATCTGATCCCTCAATCTCGATAGCAAACCGAAATGGAGCAACCTCGGTTATCGTCATTACTGCTTGAGATACTGGTTCAGACATATTTTGATCGGCGCATAGCCTCTGCTATAAAACACCGATTCTCCCCTTTCATTTTTTTTTGGTACTCATCACTACAGTCATCGCAGACTGTAACTCTTTCTCCTGATCCCCTCCTGTAATACTGCCATTTTCTATAATCTAATTTGGAATGAAAGCACACAGGATACCAATCATTCTTTATCGTCATCGGCAA